TTCCAGTTCTAGTTCTAGTTCAAGCGGTTCAATAGGTTTATTACAAATTCCTGCGCAAAGCACACAATTAGCTACAACTCAAGGTGCACAACTATCTCAAATGATGCATCACCAAAGTTCAGCAATTGTAGGATTACAAAATAGTCTACACAGTGTTGCTAAAATACTTGCAAAGGATAAAAAACAAAATGATAAAGATAGAGCAACAAATAAAAAAGAACTAAATTACATAAAACGTATGGCAACAAGTGCATTATCATCATTAAAGGCCGCTTCAGACGAATTAAACCGTCAAAAGTGCGATGTATTTAACCCAAAAACTTATGCGGCTTGTTTAAGAAAGGTATTGTTCTTTTTGGGTCGTATATTGCATTATTTACACTACGCAATACATCTTATGCTACAACTTCCCTTGTGCCCTTTTTTCGCTCTTCCTGCCTGTTCAATTATGGCTTATGTAGCAGAAGCTTATTTATTACTATTATTGACAGATACAACCAAAGGCTATATAACAGGAAATCCCGAATATACTCTTTCTTTGTCTAATTATTTTATAAGGTTTATGTTTGGATCGATCGCAAAACTTGGTTCGGCTATAGCGAATTGTAATACAGATTTTAATAAAAAAGTTGTAGGAAATATATGGAACACTACAAAAGAAGCAACAGGTGTTGGAGGGGTATACGTTTATCTTCAAAATTCAACATCCCTCGCCATACAAGGAGCAAAAGATGAAATTAAAGGGGCAGTTGTAAAAGTAGTGGAAGATGGTTTTGGTAGAATAACCTCAATGCCAAGAAATACACTTACTTCTATGGGTGCTGTCGCAGCAGGTGCAATAAGTTCGATTGGGGTTAATGTGTTTGGACAAAAAGTGGATCAACTCCAAATAGATGCTGCTGTTGTAAATGGAGAAGAAGCATTCTTTAATGCAGAAGATACTTTGTTAAATGGTGAAGATAATGTGGCAAAATCGTATACAGAAATGGCCACTTCATTTGGAACACACGCGTCAAATTTCACAAAAGGTGCAATGAATCGATTAAAAAAAACAATAAAACGAGGTGGGGCTGAAAGGTTAACGCACGAAAACAAATTTGACAAATCGCCAGTAGGAATTAACCTTAAAAAAATTAATAAAAGGATTGAGACAAATACGCAAACCCCCGATTTAAATCTATTACCATTAATGATTAATATGTTGGATAATTTTATTCCTTTTTTTATTAAAGAGTTGGATGAAGCAACAAAAATAAGCAATATGAATCTTAATTGCACCGAATTTAATGTTAACTTAGTAAAAAAAACACTTGAACAATTATTCTAATTATAATCTAAACATATAATAATGAAACCAATAATTTGTTTCATCATTTTTAAAAAACCTGTATGGAACAAAATGAGTGCAGTTATATGGTTATATAATAATAATATTCATTATAATAGTATAGATGAGTCAAATTATCCTTATATTAGATTTTGTCAATATATGCCTATTGGATTAAAATGCACAAATGTTGATATGGGTGATGGAATAGAAATTGTGTTTGGAACCGAAAATTAAAAAAAAGAGTCTATTTACAAACAAATATATTATTTCGCAAATGATATATTAAATTTACATTTAATTTTACATTTAATTTTACATTTAATTTTACATTTAATTTTACATTTAATTTTACATTTTTTTAATTTTATCCATTTTTAATTTCATTCGTTCTATTTTTGTTGTATGTATTTTCAAATTTAATATCATTACCTCCATTTTGATTTTTATTTCTTCAATTTCAGTTTGGAGATTTTCTAATTTTATTCTTTTTTTTTCTTTAAGTTGTGAATTTAAACTTTCTATTTTATTTATTTCTTCATCACTGTCATTACCACTTTCACTTGTATTGTATCCCTCTTCACCACTAGTTAGAGTGTTGTCATCAATATCGCTGATACTTTCTTCACTGCTTTCACTATCACTGTCGCTTTCACTATCACTGCTTTCACTATCACTGCTTTCACTGTCACTGTCGCTTTCACTATCTTCGCTATCACTATCTTCGCTTTTGATAACATCACTGTGGATTTCATCTTCATAATCGCTATCACTTTCGTGCTCAATTAATTCACATGAAATGTTGCTCAACATTTTAGAAAACACAGGCATAACTAATTTAATTTATAACATTTGATCAGCATAAATGCCCTTTCAATTTTTAATAAAAAAAAAAGGTCAAAATAAATAATAAATCTCTTAAAGAAGAAGAGGAAAAGAGAAAATAATAATATCAATAGAATGGAATCCGGTGCATCTGCCAGCGAGACCTTGAATGACAGAAGCCTTAGAAGGTTTCCAAACGAACCGATCATAAACGATACCAATAAATAGTTTAGGAATAGTAATAGCACACCGAATAGTATCCTTAATAAATATAAAAGTATGAACTGAAGGAGGAGAAGAAAGTAAAGAAACAATATCCAAAGGCATAGAAATGAATCGAAAAGACTTAGGAAAAGATATTTTAAAATTATGAATGGTGCCTTCGTGAGCTGCAGTATGAGAAGTGCGAATAATATGAAATTTAGGAATAGAAGATAAATAAGGAATAATTTCTTTAATATTGTTCAAAGCGTCAGAATTAATTAAACTTTTGCATTGAAGAAGAAGAAGATTATCTTTAAAATATTGAATAGATCGATAAGAATGGTGATCCTTCATAACCCGAATAGAGAAACCATCGCGAATAACATTATTAGGTTTAAAGAAGTGCATATCGGGAGTAGCGGAAACATAAACAGTTTTAGCGGAAGAATGAAATAAAGGTAAAACGTTGCGAATAGTTTGGCCGTGTTTGAAAGCGATATGACATTCATCAATGAAAACTAAATAATGAGAAAGTGTAGAAATAGCATTGATAAAATGATGAATAGTATTGCGATGGAAAATATTATGAATAGGGATCCGTTTTTTAGTCTGAACAAGCCAATCGACCGAAGAAAGGCCAGTAATAATGAAAATATGATCCAAAGGAATCTTAGAAAGATGAATAGCGGCAAGGATGGACCCAGTTTTGCCACATTGAGTATGAGCGAAAGCTAAAACAGAATGCGTATCGTCATCAAAAGCATCAATAATTTTCCGACCAAACCTTTTTTGGTTATCGAAAAGATTATCGTATAAATCATCCATAATTGGCCAAACAGTAATTAATGTAAAAAGTGAAATAAATGAAAAATCAATTTTAAAATGCTTAAAATAGGATAAAAATGTGAAATATAATAATATAAAGAGAAACCTTAAAAATAAGGTAAAAATGATGGATTATTACAGTGATCAGCCGGGACCAACAAAGGAAGCAGCGATAGAAGAACTAATAAAGGAAACCGGAAAAAAGAATGAAGAAATAATAAGAGAAATCCTAGAAAAAGAGACAATAGGATCGTGGACAGGATGGTATTGCAGTCATAAGAATGATATAAAATATAGAATAAACCTAATAAATAATCAAACAGTTAAAACAATCTCCAAATAAGAGAAATAAAATCAAATATAATAAATACATAAAATCGTAAAATTAAGAAATAAATATAATAACCCCCAACAATAAACCAATAATCAAAAGGAATAATATATTTAAATATACAAACCAAAGTGATCAAATATACAAGTTCCATATTTGATATGTTTTTATAAACCAAAAAAAATATCAATAAAAGAAGTATCAATTATATAATGAAATAAATGAGTAGTAAAATAGATAAATGAGTAGTAAAAAAAAATATAAATGATTATGTTAAAATAGTGTTATATATATGTCTCTAAAAAGGATCAAGCCAATGGATAAATAAATTTATAAATGACACAGTATGCAAAGGAATAAATTCATATTGTGCTTCAATATCGAATTCCTCAGGAACAATCCATTCTTTTTGAGGAGGAGTTTTAAATTCCTTTTGCCAAACCATAGGAAGAACATAACCATTAAAGCTCATTGTAAGAACTTGTATAAAAAAAATATTAAATAAATAATGATAATCAATTTTATAAGAATTATAACAACTGATAAAGTCCGTCATTGAAATAGGTATAAATGTCATAATCATTATTAATTATAAAATTATAATGCATTGAATTGTATAAAGGTTCATTAGATAATGTGCCATAGTGGCTTTCGTAATAAATATCTTCAATCTGTCCTGATTGTTCCCCGTAATCATCATTGTCTTCGAAATTGCCCCCCCTCTTGAAATCTCTTTCCTTAGAGAAAGCTTTCTTGCGTTTAACTTTTTTATCGAGTTCAGGTTGCCACTTGGTGACAAATGTGCGAGGTTCAGCAACATTGCGAGAAGGAATGATAGGAGTGTTGTCCATAATGTCTGTAGATAATGCAACACTTTATAAAAAAAATAGGTTCAATTTTAATATTGAGTAAAATATAGTTAAATATAGTTAAAAGTCTTATTCGCTAAGACCGTAATAATCACTAGTGAAAATACCGTATTTTACCCTATACCATTGATTTAGGTTATCATAATCATCAAAATATTTTGAATCTCGATCCTTGGAGAAAGCCTTCTTACGTTTAACTTTCTTGTCGAGTTCAGGTTGCCACTTGGTGACAAATGTGCGAGGTTCAGCAACATTGCGAGAAGGAATGATAGGAGTGTTGTCCATAATTGTCTGTAGATAATGCAACCAAAACAAAAAAAATATGTTTCAATTTTAATAGTTTAAAATAGTTTAAATAAATATTATGTATTGTATTTATAATTTCTTTAGCCACCAAAGAAATTCGTCTTTCAAACAACCCTCGAAAATAGGAGGCATAGAAGATTGACATTTAATAAGATCATCGAAAGTAGGAGGCCAGAAAGCTAAGAACAAATGAGGGACAGTAATAAGAGACAAATCAGGTTCACCGTAATATTTGGAAGTTCGTTCCCTGTTAAGAGAAAGTTTGCGGTGTTTTTTTTCGACAATTTTTGCAGACCATTTATGATGAACAACCTGTTTGAATACAGGGCGACTTTCATAACCATATTCGATGACATCAGCTTTGCGAAGACCTTTGTTGAATGACTTAGACATTTTTTGTGTGATAATAAAAATATAGTAAATATAATGATTAATCAATTTTAATATGTGCGATTGCTATAATAGCCAACATAACCATTCCATTGTCTCAGATCTTTGATAGTCCAAGTATATTTGTAATATACCGTATCTTCATCATAAATAGTAATAAACCATCCTTTTTTACTAGAACTAATAATAAACGTAAATATTGCATTATCATTAAAATTATTCCACGCCCAAACGTCAACATAAAGTCTTGCAATTTCCGAATCACTAAGACCTGTAGTATAACCGCTATTTGGAAATGGTTGAGACAAGTTCTTGATAAGAGATAAAACATCATCGGGAAGTTGCATTGTATGTTAAGTTGTGTTAAGTGCTTCTAAAAACAGAGTGTTTTTTCATTCATCAATTTTAAAAGTAATAAATAGAATAAAAAAAACCTACGAAACATACAAGTTAGCCAATAATAATTTAACAACAAACACTTACTTTATTCGACGCCCAATCTTGAAGACCCTAACACTGAATCAAACCTTCCATAATCGTTTGGTAGTGGCGACGGCTTTGTTGGAATGCGGTTTCACCTTGAGAAGCCATAAATACATCGAGCCGCAATGCAGAGTCTATTTTCTCTTGTGCCAAGAACCGATTCAAAGCGATTTCGGGTTCCAGAACATCTTCAGCCGTTTGCACCAACTTTTTCTGTTCCGCTTCCTTGAAAGCAATGACTTCGTCTTGAGCAATAACCCCCGCGATTCTTTCCTGCATAGCTTCAGTGTTTATGAATGCTAGAACAGTTTGTTCAAGGGTTTCCTTGGGGGCTCGAGGAAGAATCCGAGGTTTAGAAACAGGCTTTTTGTTGATCTGAACCTGCCAGAATCTGCTTGCTCCTTTTTCTTTGAAATATAGCCGAGCATAACCATTTGTCTTGATTTCATCCAAGAAACTCGCCATACGACGATTAGGATTGACTTCAACCCAGAACATTTTGAAGGGCTTGTGTGTAGTTGTATCAACCTGAGTCTTCTCTGAGATCTTCACAACAACATCATCATCGAATGTCATATTGAAGTTTTCAGTGATATCCTCAGCAGTGCAGTGTCCAAGAGCGTAGCTAATAAAGAGGGATTCCATTGTGTCTTTTGTGGGGGCGTTGTGTTGAGATAAATGTCTTTCTAACAAAAAAAATGTTTTCAATTTTATCCGAACTATAAGAAAACCAAGGGATCTCAGACATAACCCCACCAAGGAATCTCAGACATAACCCCACCAAGGGAATCTCAGACATAACCCACCAAGTATTCTAAGACATAACCCAAGGGAATCTCAGACATAACCCCACCCAAGGATCAGACATAACCCACCAAGGGAATCAGACATAACCCACCAAGGGAATCTCAGACATAACCCACCAAGGGAATCTCAGACATAACCCACCAAGTATTCTAAGACATAACCCAAGGGAATCTCAGACAACGCAACTTTATACTGAAAATGGATAAATGCATACTTAGAAAAAAAACTTGAAAAATGGAAAAAAAATACCTACGAAACATACAACGAGTTAGACATATAATTTTAACAAACAAGCTTACTTTATCGATGACCAAAGACAGCACAACTAACCACTCACCAAGACAGCACAACCAACTTGAAGACAGCACAATTCCAATAACAACTTGAAGACAGCACAATTCCAATAACAACTTGAAGACAGCACAACTAACCACTCACCAAAGACAGCACAACACTTAATTAATCACAATCTCGCCTTCGTCATCGATCTTTCCGACAATAGTCCCATTCTCATCAAGAAGCATTTTACCTCGGCGGGTAAGAGTCCTGTCATCCACAATGATCTCCTCATCCTCATCCTCTGCAACCTCAAAGTTTAGCTCGATTTCATCGATTTCTCCCTCTTCGAACATACTGGATTCCGACTTAGCCTCTGCCTCCCTGGACTTCTTCTTGTCCTTCTTGTCCTTCTTTTCCGACTCGGAATTCTCAGACTTCTTTTCCTTCTTTTCCTTCTTTTCCTTCTTGTCCTTCTTTTCCTTAACTTCGACAACCGCCTCAACCTTAGGCTCAACCTTAGGCTCAGCAGACTTCACTTTCTTAGCCTTTTTCTTGAAACCCTCAGAATCGGACTCGGACTTCCTAGACTTAGACTCGGACTCTGCATCGGAATCCTCAGACTTTGCCTTCTTTTCCTTCTTGTCCTTCTTTTCCTTCTTAGGTGCCTCGATCTCAGCCTTGGATTCTGCCTCTGCCTCAGAATCCTCAGACTTTGCCTTCTTTGCCTTCTTTTCCTTCTTAGGCTTGGTCTCGGATTCTGACTCTGCCTCAGAATCCTCAGACTTTGCCTTCTTTGCCTTCTTTTCCTTCTTTGCCTTAGGTGTTTCGACCTCAGAATCTGACTCTGTCGAGATCTTGGACTTAGATTTCTTAGATTTGGGTTCCTCAGAATCTGATTCCTCAGTCTTCTTCGGTTTCTTACCCTTCTTAGGAGAATCCTCGTCCTCAATCACGGAATCGTCTGACTTTCCCGGCCGACCCCTGCGAGTCTTCTTGGGGAGATCACGGACTTGAAGCTCAATTTGAGGGATTTCGATCGAGATGCCACCCTCACTTAGGGTTGAATATACCTCGGACAGATCCATCTTGTGAGCTTTCATCCATTCTCCATAGGAAATCGGAGCAAAGAGTTCGTTCTCAATGTTCTCCGAACGAGTCTCGGTAGTGCCGAACTTGATGTCTGCCTTCCCACAAGCAACACATACCGTCTCATCGGCCTTCACCTTGCCACAGCAAGGAGTGTAAAGACCTCCATTCTTCTTGATCGCAGGGCAGCCGGTGTATTTGATGTCGTCGGGCAGATAGGGCAGTTGTAGCTTGGTCTTCTTGATGTTGTCGATGGGGGTCTTGAACGGGAGCTTCTCGATACCCGCTTCCTTTGCACAGATCTTAGACCACATCAACGATTCGAGCTCTTGAGCAGGAATGAAGAGGCCGTCAGTGATCTCTGCATAGATCACGCAGAACTGAGCGAGGGATTGGCGAGCGAAAATTGCAATGGATGACATTGTTTGAAACGGGGTGAACAGATTGCAGGTTCGTCATTAGGCTCAAAACATTTCAATTTTCCGCGGAATGGAGCAATAATTTTGAAAAATGCCCAAGGGAGAAATCGTAAGTTTTTGTAGGATTCGTAAGTTTTTCTGTCGTGTAAATGAGTAGGAAATCGATATTTTGCAAGGATTTTGAAGTTTTCACTGTCATTTAAATCTTGCAAAAAAAGTGAAAACTTCCATCAAAAACTTGCAAAAAAGAGGAAAACTTTCATCAAAATCCTTGCAAAAAACTTACAAAAAATGCAAAAACTTACGAATTTTCCCTTGTCAAAATGGCCGTGGCCTCTAAGCAAAATTGAAACGAAACGAGCCCATTAACAAACACTCATCTGACACACCCTGCTTTCAATAACAATGGCTTCTATTATCCCATCGCTTTACATCTTCCGGGCTCACAGTTCTTGCACTGAAGAACAAGTCAAGGAAGTATTCAATGCTCTTCTCGAGGAAGACATTGTGAAAAGCGTATCTTCAAAGTGGGCAAAGGATCGATCATCTGAGGAGGATTTCGTTATGTTCTGGATCAACTTCAAGAAAACGTCTAAGAATCTCGAGGATCTAATTACTCGTCTTCAAGAGGACACGGCGGCAGGCGTTGACTTCAAGCTCGAATACGACGGCAGACATTACTGGAAGGTTATTCTCAACGTTGCTCGAGAGAAACCAAAGGCAGTGATCAAGCCTCGCATTATGGAACGTGGGGAGATTCGAAAGGCAGCTAATTAGGGGGCTTCACGGGTTTGGACGTCGAAAATAAAGTAAGTGTTTGTTGTTAAATTATTATTGGCTAACTTCTTGTTCTGCTTAGGTATTTTTTATTTGCAATAAAATTGAAATAATTTGTCTTAATTTAGGAAAAGTAATTGCCTACAAAATGCCTTTGACAAGTGAAGAATTTGTGAGATTCGCCTCGATGGGAAACATTGAGGAATTCGAAACACTTATCCAACGAATCTTTAAACCCACCAGAATGCACGATGTCAGCAATGCAGTGGCTGATGCTCGAACAAAGATCGCAAATGGAAAAACAACATTCAACCTAGAATCGGAATCAACTGCAGGTTTGATGGAAAGATTCGCAACTTTAACAATGGTAAGGGAAAGGAGCAAAAATAAAATCAACTCTTTCCTCAAGATACGCCGCAGTGAACGGCTTAAAACTCAACGTCTCAATGCGTGTCAGGGTCCTCTATACAAGTAAGTGTTTGTTGTATAAATTATATTGTCTAACTTCTTGTTCTGCTTAGGTATTTTTTTTACGCATAATGATAAAAATTGAATTAATTTTAGGTTATTATAGAATCAATACCTGACTGAGAAACTGAGAAACCCGATAAACTTAAACGATGCCTTTGACTGAAGAACAAATCGCCCGTCTTGTATATGAAATCGGAGAAGACGAAGCCCGTGTCCTTGTTTATCGAATGATAATTCCTTTGGACGATGCAGACGCGATGATGGCAGAGACTGAAGCTTTGTGGTGGATTGAAGAAGACAACGAGGACGACGATGATGACACGATAGAATACTCAGACGATGAAGATGTTGATATGAACCCAGTCATAACCGATTCAAATGGCCAAACACAACAAGCATTTGAAGCCAATGGGACTCAATACATCATCTGGAATGGTTCGTCAGTGAGGCGTATCGACAATGGAGCTCAAGTGGCGACGATCGTGAATGGGACATTCTTTTGGGCATAGGGATACGTGGGGGTCTACATAAAAGTAAGTGTTTGTTAAAATGATTTGTTGTCTAACTTGTTTGTTCTTAGGTTTTTTTTGTAATTTGTTAAATTTTGATAAAATTGAACTAATTTACCTGAAATAATAAACATTATACAAACCGAGCAAAACGAGTAAAAATCGAGTAAAAATCGAGAACATAAACGACAATGCCTATCCTTACGCCTGAACAATTCCGTACCAAATACTGCAAGAATAATAAACCCACAAAATCTTGGTCAAATCAAGATTTCATCCCTCTCTGTAATGGAGCTCGTTGGGGTGATTGTGATGATATGCCTTGCGTGAATGAACTTGTCAAACCCCGAACAATCAGCTTCATCATTGAGACGGAAATCAAGAAACCCAACTATCGGGCAAATGTTCTTGAAGAAGGAGAAGTCGATGAATCCGATAATGAATCCGATAATGAAGTGGTCAAAGTGGAAACCAAAACTCAGATCGAATTCTCCATCGATGACGATGAACGACCACCTCCAATCTGGCGACCTGCAGAACACGGATATTGCCTATTCTGTGAATATCAAATTCATTCCAATCCTCCTCCTCATTTCACATCTGAACAACGCAAACATTGTTGCGGGTGGTGCCAAACCTCACTAGGCCGAGGACACGGACCACATTGCCAACGATGCCCATAAAATTGAAATAAATATTATATTCTAACTAATTATTAATGATTGCCTGTGAAATGTTTCCAACTCCTATGATTATCGACGGGGACAACAAGAAACGCGGACGGGAGCTTAAACTGCGGCCAGATCGAGAACTACCTGTTGCCAAGATTATGTGTGTGGAGCCGGTGCCAATGGACGTCGACGTTGAAGAACGAGCACCGTTTGTATTCTTTCCTATGCCTCAACTTATTCGCTCTGTTAATGTTGAATAGGGATCTAAAATAAGGTAAGTGTTTTAATTATTGTTTTGTCTAACTTCTTGTTCTGCTTAGGTATTTTTTTTATTCTATTTTCTATTTAAAATTGATGAATCGAAAATTATCCTTGTTTTTTTTATTTAAGATGACTTTTCGATCAGTATCTCCAGAAGTGCCACACGGTTATGACTTGCACAATACATATGAATCAGGGTTTGATCTTGCAACAGTTAGGGCTTTGACAGAAACATCATTGAAAAGTCTTGGTGTAATCACTGTATCCCCTGACGGACTTCTATATATTTGTAAAGCATTGTATGGCCATCAAATATTTAATTTTTGGGCTATTTTATTTCACTCAAAAAAAGGTGAGTTTGTTGAACTTAGATGTAAACATTCTGATTTTGGAATGATTGAAGAAGAATTTGCCAAAAGATCCGGATTTACTCCAAGCAAAAGAAATTTTAAACCATCCGTGCATTTTCCTTTTCCTGAACACCTTTTAGTTGATCATATATCCATCGTTATCGATCCCATTGAAGAAGACATAGAAAAGGCTATATTTTATACAGAAGATAACGTATCTTATAGAGAATTACTTTTGGGTATTTCTTTATCTAGTAAAATATTTAAAACAACCAAACCTGATATACTTTCGAAAAGACTATATAAACTTGCATTTGCTCCAGAAGCAGACATAAGATGCCTAGCTTTAGATGCATTAGACGACCCAAATGTGGCAGAACATTTGACAACTGACTCTGATGCTTTGGTTCGTAGAACAGCCAATAATATTTTGGGTTTTAAATAATTTATTAACATTACATTTATAATTGATCCATATTTTATCATAAATTTTTATTCCATTGACAAAACAAAAGGAATGGCTAAAGTATCAAAAATACTTAAATTCAAATCGAAAAACGGAGAACCTGTTCCAATCTACATCAAGACAATCGACGGTAAGCATATATATAAAACTCCTTTCCAATTACCAGAGGAACTCGGCAAATACATTCAAGACTTCATTCGGCCTACAACTTCAACTTATCTGCGTTTCGGCAAAGAATTATACAACAGGTTACACGTTATTACTCTAGCAACTAAAAAGAAAATACAACTTTCCCCCGAGGATAAAGCATATATTCTTAAACAAATGAAATATATAATGAGCAAATATGAAAATATCGTGGCATCACGACTGAAGTCACAAACTCAAAGGAAATGGTTAGAGATTCGTTACAGCGAGAATTATAGCAAAGGTACCATTAAACTAGCAATGATTAATGTTAGTAAAGAACTCGGTATTGTTTATGGCATTGATCTTGGAAAACACGCCCCTTTATTGGTATAAACACCTTTATTAACATTGTTCTAACACTTTGTCTCCTTCTTAGGTAATATATTTTTTATACTCATTTATGGATTTTCCTACTCATTTCTAATGGAGTATTAAATTAGATTATATTAATATAGAATCTAAAATATTAGAGAGATAAATGATTCTATTCAATTCAGATGTAATGATTCAAGTCTAGCACCTTTTAATAAAATTGATTAAAAGGAATAATTAATCAAAATATATAAACAGATTGGGAAAAATGAATATTCCTGTTCGATGCACTCAAATCATCAATGGTCGAAAAGGGCAACACGTATGTTGGGTCATATCTTATGATGTTGATTTCGGCACTTGGCTAAAGCGTAAGATACACGATCAACCACTGCAAAACTCATCACTTTTGTGTGAGACGGTTCGTTCTGCAAATATATATCTAAAACCTTCTCTTATTAAAAACCCTCAGAATGATTCACTATTTAAACAAAGCGAAGAAGCAAGAGAAATGCTTAATAATTTTGAAATATATATTAACAAAATGAAGGAGAAAAAAGGACGCAAAGATATAAGACGAGCGGCAAGGATTGCATCTGAAGAAGAGGAACGCATCGCACTGATTGAAGAAGAACGTCTGAGTAAAGAAAAGGCGGAAAGAAAGGCAGCAAGAAAGGAAGAAAAAACAAGATTGGCTATTGAATCACGACTCGAAGAAGAACGGATTGCGGAACGAGTTGTCAAGGATATAAAGAAGGCTGCAAAAAAGGCATTAAAGGCAACTGACAATAAATCGAAAAGGGTTCGTTTTGAATAAAGGTAGTAATATTTTAATCATAACATTTCATCTAACATTCTCATCTGTCTGTGTAGGTATTTTTTTTATTTAAAATTGAACTTAGCAAAACTCATTCAGATTTAAAATAAATTATCGATAAAAGAAATAAGGAATGCATTGTTTTACTTGCAAAAAAGAGACGAATGTGTTTGTGAAACACGCTTTCAATACACATAAACCTGAAGGAGGTTGGATCAAACAGACGCGTCTTATATGTAAGTCTACTTGTCAACGAAAATGTAAATATTGTGATAAATGTGGATTGTCTAATACAATAACAATGCACGAAAAAACAAAACATCCTGAAAATTTTGATAATCCTTTCCCTTATTCTTGTAAAAAATGTAATAAACATTTTGCACATTCAACACAACTTGATCAACATATTACAATATATCATATCAAACCTTCATTCCCTTGTGAACAATGTGATTTGATATGTAAAACAACATATTGTTTGTCTCAACATAAATTAGGACATCAAATAACAAGACCATATTTAAAAATATCAGACAAAATATATCAATGTTTTAATTGTTCATCTACTCATACGTCGATTTATCTGGTTGCTAAATGCTATAATCCATAAAAACAAAATTGATTTCATTATTTTTGTAAATATTTAACTTAAACAACTTCAATTCAATGGATTCTTTACGAAGACTACGATCTCAGGAAAGAATAATTAAAACTTTGACAAGAGAATTGGAAGAATGTCATTACGTAATAGAGACACAATCAGAATATTATAAGAATCTTTATCAAGAAGATATTGATAATGAAAAATATATTTTAAATATATATAAACGTAATGTGATTGATTTAGTTTGTCTTATTGTTTGTATATTTATTATTTTGTTTATTTAAATTCATTTATATTTCAACCTTAATTTTACGTCAATAAAAATTGAAAACCTTTTTTGTTATAATAAATGAATTATCTTTGGTTCCCTTCAAAACAATGCCTATCATTCGTGAGCTTATCACTCGTCCAATTGGGGAGATCATTTCCCATTTCAGACCTCGAGGCAATGATGATCTTCCGTCTCAAGAGCAAACAACTACAACTACAACTAGGTATGGTATCGCACCTCATCAACGACACTACATTTGGAAACTTCCACAACAACAAGACCTTATTGACACGGTAATGAAAGGATACCCAATGCCTTCAGTGATGCTTATCCGAAAAACAGATGGTCAACGACAAATAAGCTACGACATCGAGGACGGACAACAGAGAATTACTACACTATATTATTATAAAGCAGGAGATTTCGCAGCCAATATAAATGGAAGTCTCAAGAAATATGAAGAAATGACAGAAGCAGAAAGAATGACATTTCTCACATATCAAGTTCAATGTGATATATATAACGAAACAGATATTACGATGGAAGATCGTATAATTATATTTCAACGAATCAATTCAGGAAAACCTTTGACTGACAATCAAAAGTTTTACTCTTCTCTTTCAACAACACCTCAGGGACGATTCTATACAGAATTCTATCAACGACACAATACAAATATTAAAAAATATTTCGGGAAAGTTGGTGTAGGAAAAGCACGGGGAGGACTTGCGGATTTGTTGGGAGCATTATTTGCGTTGCAACTGAATGATCGTTCTTGTTTGAATACGTCATATATTCGAAATCATTTACATTTAGCTATTCAACCGACAAACTTGGAGAAGGTTGAAGAATTCTTTGATGATTATTTTGAAGTATTGGATGACGAAGTTGATTCTATCACACATAAAATACCAAAAAAATATGGCAAACTTAGTGGATCACTTGGTCTTGCGATTTGTTCTTGGATTGAACATCGTAGAATCAAAACTGCGGTGAAATGGTATATTGGGAAAATAACAGCAAATAAAAATTATGAACCTGCAAACTTTAGAACGCTTGGAGCAGGAGATAAACGCAATAGTCAAGGAGATGCCATCATCAGGAGATTGGAAAAAGTCATTGCTCAACATATAGAAGATCCTGATGACGATACTACTGGTTCAGTCGAGTCTGATGATGAATAGAAATTTCAAGATATTTATTTCAAGATATTTTACAAATTATATATAATATTTTTTATGACTCATTTATGGATTTTCTTACTCATTTCTCAGAGCTCCATTATTTGCAAATTATAGGGGGGAAATATTTTTATTATTTTTGAGTAAAAAATTAGAATTATGTCTCAGAAGTGGCTGATTTTACGGTATAAAAAATTGATGAAACCATATTATAAATATTTACTATTATTCTAACTAAATAGCCATAAATTATAACCTGCTTCTAATTTAGATGCCTATGCTTCAAGTATTTGTTAACTATGCTTACATTGAAATTGTTGAATATCTTGTTCGTAATGTTAAACCTATTACGGTTGACGAACAACTGGTCGATTGGCCTCTTATATTAAAAACCATATTTCATAAAAAACGTTATATTTTCCCTGATTTTACCCTGATTGATTATCTAGAAATTTTGAAAGATGTCAAACTCGAAGATGATGCTCTTCATACACATATCGATTATGGCGATGCTCTCACAGTTCTCAATGCATATTGGAAACTTATAGGAAACACTATTATATCAGACTATAAATATCATCCTTATATGGAGGCACAATATCACCGTCTTTATGATCCTATGGATTTATAAGTTTTATAAGTTTTATAAGTTTTATAA